TTAAGCTTTAACGATATTAACAGCTTGCAAACCACGATCGCCATTCTCAACACCGAAAGTCACTGACTGACCTTCATCAAGCGTCTTGAAGCCATCACCTTGAATAGCTGAGAAGTGAGCGAAGACATCATCACCGTTTTCACGTGTGATAAATCCGAAACCCTTATCGCCATTAAACCACTTTACTGTACCTGTTTCCATTATATGTTTCTCCTTTGGTGCAATCACCAATTTTTTTGTAATTTTAAATAATTGGCGCTGAGAGTCCTCCGAGAAAAACAAATCAAAATCAAAAACTTTATTACTTTATTAGAATAACACTCCAAACGCGAGATAGCAAATAAAATGCCCAACCAGATAAAATTTGATTGGGTATTTTTATAGTTATTCATTTTTCTTATCTTCTGACTTACCAAAACCATTAGCAAAACCATCAATAATTGATGTGATGGATTTAGTAGCCGTTTCATTCAATCCTGTTGAAGCAAATCCAGCCCATACACCTAGCACGATGTCTTGCACTAGCTTTGTGTCTTTGGTGTAAAACGATAGCCCGATTGCTACCAGAGCACCAACAACGACAGCAATCAAAGGTAACAGATGGTTGTTAATCTTGGTAGGTTTCAACACCTGCACTATCAACCACACGATCACTAGAATTGCGATATTTGAATCTACATTAAATGTCATTATTTCTCCTTATTTGATTGTGGCAAACGCCTTCATCATAGAAACTGGTTCACCACCAATTTCAACATTAACTGTTGTGGCAGTTTGGCTGATTACCTTGTATTTGCCAGTCAAAGTGAAGTACTCCATACGCCCGTTGTTTCCTTGGATATATTGGTTACGCAATTTATTACCGTATTTGTCAGTCAATGTCATAGCTGAAATAGGAATATAGTTGTTGTAATCAATAGGCTTGATGCTCATATCAAAGTTCACACCGTAAATTTTATTATTGTACTTAGTCCAGTAGTCAGCCACGTAGACACCACTAAAGGTTGCATAACGTGTCTTAGTTGGTGTACTTGGTGTGTTCGTTGACCGTGATGGCTTTGAAGCTGTTTGCTCTGCTGGCTTGTTGTTATCCAACGAACCAACAACCATCACGTTCCCGTCAACTCCGTAGTGATTATCAGCGTATTGCCAAATCTTCACGTTGGAATAGTTAGGGAAATATTGCATAGGTGGTGTTGCTTGATGTGCAGTAGTTAAGTACCAAGCTAACCACAAAGCGTTAGGATAACGAGCGTTAATACGACTTAAATCAACGTATGAATTCACATAGCTAGTGTAGCTATAAAACATAGGCTTATACCCAGAAGCATAAATCTGATCCATGAATGCTAGAATAGCCGTTGTGTTATTAGCCTTGTTTGCACCAGCTCCTGCTTCGTAATCCATTGCGATGTATGAGCCTTTGGCTAGCCCTGCATTTTGTGCATCTTGAACGGCTAACTGAGCTGAATAAGTTGCTTCACTGACTGAGTCACCTACTTGTGCCCAGAAGTAACCGCCTGTTTGCATACCAACTGCATCAGCATTATGAATTTGTGCGTAGGCTTTAGGATTACTGTAATGAGCACCCTCACCTCCGCCACGTCCACCTAATTTGACTATAGTGAACTTATCGCCATAGCTCTTAAACTGGCTGAAATAGCTTGTGGTTGTACCTTGATAACTGGCAACGTCAATACCATTAGTATTTGCTGATACACCTGAAATCGTGGCAACTAAAAAGGCAACTGCTCCAATAGAAGCAATCACCCATCGTTTTAATTTATTCACTTATCTTTCCTCCTTGTGGAATAGCGTTTTGATTTGTTCGTCATGTTTTGTGAGCGTGACATCATGGCCATCTACACGGTCTTCTAGTTGTTTAAAATCAGATCGGATTTTATCCAGCGTGCTATTCAATGTTCCAAAGTTTCCATTTAGTTCACGAATTTGCGTACTCAAAGGAGTTACGATCAACACTTTAACCACCACAGTTAGTATTGTCGTTACCGCTCCACCCACTGTTATCCACCCGACAATATCATGCGGAAATTGCATTCATTCACCTCCTTAGGTAGCGCGTGTTTATTTTAATAGTTAAAACTTCTATCATCGCCTGCTCCAATTCGGCACATCTTAATTGTACGATTGGTCGTGTCAACACTGACTACATCAATACACTGTTCATTGATACTACCCTTTTGTCTTTGTTCCGTATAGTTAGGGTCATCATTATATAAGGCATCACAAATAGTTGAGACACTTAGTACGTTATTATTAATGTGACTAGCGTCTTGGTGATTATGACCAGAAAGATGCAGTGCCACATAATTAGTTGTGTCACTAAAATCAACACTAGCAGTTATGTTATCTTCGTTCCACTCAAACTTTTGTTTGTTATTAATTGCAATCAATACCTGTTGTAATATCTTATTAGTTGGCACGTATACAGGAATCTGTTCATCAGAAGGTGCATGAGTTAAGATGACAAATGTGTACCCATTTACATCTAATGCCACATTAAGTAACCAATCAATTTCATCTTGTGTAATGCCTGCTTTTACACCGTGTGCTATTGAGGTATCAATACCTGACCAGTCGTCTAATATAATGAATCTAACTTTTTGTACAGGATTGTCTAAGTAATAATAATTTTTATTTAATACACCATTAATTTTTAATTCATTAGAACGATTAAGCACATCATATTGCTTAAGTTGATTTTCGGTCAACCCCTGGTCAGAGGTGGAGCTAGTTTTAATTGTTAAGTCATGATTTCCATGCACAGAATACACTGGGTACTTGGTAGATTTTACGATTTTTTGATATAAATTTGTGGCATCTTTAAGCTTGCTATTGATTCCATAAGCTTGCGGAATGTCACCACCAAAGAAAATTTGGTTAATTGATGTTTGTTGGCTAATATAATCTAATAACTTACCTTGTTGATTAGCATTGTCACCCCAATGGCTATCTGTAAAGTACGCAAAACTAACACCAGTCTGAACTTGAGTGTTCTGATTGATGACGTCAATCTTATTGTCGATATAATTATCCTCGTGATAATAGCCAGGTATTCCATCAAAATTCGTGTCCGTCTGCCAATGGGACCACTGACCCTTAAGATTTCCGTAATGGTTATATCCCAACATAATATAGTTTTTATAACTAATTAAGCTATTAACTGCCTTAACTGTAGAGTCGGTTAAATCAAGGATTAACGTATAGTTATTGGGAACACTAATCTTTAATGGATTATTTTTTAATACAAGTTTGTCCCATGATTCGGCAACTTGCTTAGTGTACATAACTGAATCAGGCAGCGTTATGTTTAATGAATTATCCGATTGTGTAGCAATAATAACCTGTTTGTTAGTTATCGGCTCAGTAATACTTATCAAAGCATCTTTGATGGGTGTTCCTTGAAACTGCATGAAGTAACCATTAGTCATCTGACCCCAAATGTTACTAGCCAATAAAACGTTGTGATTAGGCCTCTTAGTATTTACGCCTTGAACAAATATATTATTAGCATCCAAGTCCCAAACCAATATGTTATTATTTTCTAAAATGAATTGCTTTCCAAAAAAATCACTTGAACTTTGCAAAGTAAATCCTGTCTGAGTGTTGTCAAAATAAAATAACGAATAGTTAGGCATTGTAATTGTAATCCGACTAGCAGTATGGTCAACAACAATGGTTGGCTGCTTACCAGCACCAATGTTAATCATGTAATCAAAACTGCCCCAAAGGTCCATCGGGTTATAAGGTGCCTTGTCAATATCACTAGTAACTCGAACCGCATTGATGCCGTCTAACGTATTTGCGCTTGTCTGGTCTTTAGTTGTTAGAGTTAATCGGTACTTTAGTGAAACATCTGATACTAGAGTTGAGCCATCGCTGGACTTCCAATCAAACTCTAATTGTTTAAAAGTGCCATCTAACTGGTAACTTAATAACCGATAATTATATAAATCTGGGTTACTATCCCAGAAAGTCCACGTCTTCCCGTCACCTTGCACAAAGTCTGTACGAAGCATGTTAGCATTATCTCTATCGTTACCAGTGCTTGAATCTATGGCACCGATTTCGTAAGAAAACGGCAAATATTGGTAATAACCCCTGTTGAGCGCGGATTTTCTAATGTCAAAAAACGCAGATTGACCAATTTTTGCCTGACTATCTAGGTTGTTGTAGCTAACCGAACCCTTAGCTATCCCAACGGATTGATAAACACCCGAATCCGTCCATGACCCATTAACCCAGATATATTTATGTCCATTGTCTGCGGTCACAAATATTCCAGTTTTACCGGTTTGATATTTTGATTTTAATGCAGCTAGATTAGCGAACGCTTCAGGTACGGAACTTACTTGAGCTAACTTACTATTGATATTGTTATTCAAGTCATTTTCCTGATTATCCATTCGTTCTTTCAACGTTGGATAGGTTTTGCTACTTGAATTTGTTCTTGCGTTTTGAACTTCAACAGTAACTTTATCAATACTGCTGTTTTGTGCTTGTTCGTGCAATCCAAGAGTTTCAAATCCACCTCTCGCCTCTTCAACTTCCGTATTGCTGTTTCCCCCTGTATCTCCAAAAAGTTTAATTAATGAATCTGGTAATTGAGCAAGCGCACTTCTAACATCTTTCCCGTACTGCTTGTGTAATATTGCAGACTTAATTGTCTGAACGTCTTGCAATGAGCTATCATCAAAACTACTAGTATCACGATAATCTACTGTATCTCTATCAACCATTTGTGTTAATCTCCTTATTTTCTAGCATTTCTATTCTTTTCTCAAAATCATCAGTTAAAGTCTTCTGACTATCCTGATATGCAGTGTAATCAGATAACGGTACATAATTTAAATTAGATATTTGTGTTCCTAAGTCCTTGACACTCTCACTCAAATCATTTAATTTTTGAGTTATACCACTCAAATTAGCATCGTCAACATCTTTTTTAATATTTTCAATCAACAAAGTCTGATCGTTGATTGTTTTCTCCATTTCCTCTGCTTGTGAATTTAATTGATTAATTTTTGCACCATAACTAACAATTTTTGAGTTCAAGGCTGAAACTTGTTTAGCAGCATTTTTATTTTCAAGTTGGTATCGACTTAAAGATATTTCTTTATCAGCAATGGTTAGACTCGATTTAGTCCAATCATTGAAATCAATTTCTTTAGCCGTAATCCTTAATAATTGTTCCGTAGCCACAAATTCGTTAATAAATACATACTTATCAGAAACGTTGAATGTTTCAAAGTCCGTCAATTCTAATGCGCTAATCGCCCAACTTTCAGTAGCACTAACTTGTGCCGAAACCCATTGTTTGGCCTTCGTCAGCAAGATGGTTGGTGTATTCGTATCTTCCCAAATCACAGATTTACGGACAATGCCAAACTCACTCTGTAATGTCGGTATATCAATGTAGTCTTTACCGCCATTCACGCTCGTAATGTCGATTCGCGGTGTACTAGTATTCGTCTCATCACCGTTAGTGCTTTGAATATTTGCACCAAGCGGTACTAACTGTGTGATGACTTCTGTGGGGTCAATCTTGACACTGGCTGATTGCATGTTAGTCGCTATCTTAATCGAGGTATCGTTTTCGTGTGTTGTACCAACGTCTTGCAAATAATCAATGTAATTAACCCCATTGACGTATTCAACAACAATATAACCACCTAAACGACTGACTAATTTATCCTTTATTGTGTCCCACGTTGTTGAACCGTCCTCAATATAGCGATAAACGTTATCTGTTGAATTAGTAACCGTTACATTACGAACTGTGAATTGTTTATATACCGGAACTTGGTTATTATGCGTATCGATCAAACTTTGAAAGAATTGTTTGGGTGTTGTGTTTTGAACCTTAGCCCATCTTTGAGAGGTGTCTTGCAGATAGTTCTGAATTGACTCAAAAGAAAAAGACTGCAGAAATTGTCCGCTGTCTTTCATCTCTCTTGTAATATCTAACGCCCTGCCACGAAATATGCGATTGTTATCTTGAAATACATCCATAATAGTCTGTAACGGAACAACATTGCCGAATAAATAGTTATCTTGATTCACCGTTAATTGCAAATCGTCAATTTCCGACTCTTTAAGGTTTAACTTTCCGTCTGAAATGTGTTTATCAATAGTTGGATCATATATAACAGTGCCAACTGTATCGGTCGGCTTATCATAAGCAATAATTTTGTACATTAGATCATCTCCTCACGATAAAAAACAAATTTGATTGTACCGTTTCCAGATAACGTTAACACATTAGTACCAACACCCAAAACCAATTGTGTACTATCGTATGTTCCGTTCGATAGTTCAAAACTGCCAAAGTCTCCACTAACTTCAATCGTTCCATTTACCTTAATCTTGCTTTTAACCGACCGTGAACCGATGTTGTACAGCGTAATTGATTGTGTACCATTAACTGTAAATTCAGTGTCTTGAAATATCCAATTAGGAAAATAAACATCGTCCCAAATATCAGAACCCTCACTATTGTTGCCTATGGCAAACGGATAAACATTAAAAGTAATCGTTACTTTTAGCGTTCTCATCTTTTCATCGTCATCAAAACTAATACCATCAACTTTACCCAACCAATGAAATGACTTGTCGTGTGTATCATATAGCGGTTGAATACCTAATGGTACTAACTGCCGTTTAACTTCGCTTTCCAGAACCTTCCTATCGGAATATTCTTGGTTGAATAATATCATCTCATACGTGATTGTGCGATTTTCGAAATAACGTTCTCCGTTTGTTAGTGTGCTGAAATCATACACTCCTTGCATGTAGGGGACGCTCTCCGTAATATCCTTACTATTCGGACTCGTTGCATCTCGACTGATTAAGAATAAATCATGGTCTGTACTATCAAATTCACCGAACTTAAATCCCTCAGATATTTGCTTCTCGATTTCAACGTCAGTACGTTTCGATAAATCAAAAAAATTGTATTCACTCAACTTAAACGACCTCTCAATCTTGTGTTATTCCCCAAAGCGTTATCCATACGGTTTGCTGTCCCGCCTACCAACGTATTTCCGTCGAGGTAAATATCGCTACTCTTGTTAGCAATTTTCCGCAACAAGCTGTTATTTTGCATTTGTAAACTACTATCTTGCATTGTCAGAGAACCACTATACGAACCACCAATATTATTGTTCAAAGCATTGATTGGGTCTCCAATGGCATTTGTCGCTAGATTACCAACGCTTGTTGCTGCGTCTAAAATACTACCAGCCATGCCGCTGACGTTTTTCTGTACTGTTTTGAAGTTATCAACCAATCCGGCGTTCAAACCAGTCATTATTGCGTTACCAGCTGGGATAAGCAAGCGTCTATCATAACTGATCGGCCCTTTGTGTTCTTTTATCCAACTGGCGATACCACCAACAAACGATTTAACCTTGCCATAAGCTGACTGTAAACCACCAAGAAATCCATTCATGATTGCACTACCGGCTCCAAACAAACTAAAGTTCATCGCTCCCATAATTGCGCCTTTAACACTGTTCCATATTCCAGAAACCCAACCAACAACACCGCCCCAAGCACTACGCAAACTACCAAATGCATTACTTGCCATGCTTCTAATTGTCGATACTATTCCACTCCAAGCACCAGATATTGCACTTCTTGCTGAATTCCACAATCCACTTACAAATCCTGATACTCCACTCCAAGCGCCACGAAGTGAATTAAAAGCATTGCTTGCCATTGATGAAACTACAGAAACAATCGCACTCCATATTCCAGAAATTATCCCTTTGGCTGAATTCCAAATAGATGAAACAACTCCTGCTATGGCAGACCAAATTGATTGTAGTGCGTGTACAGCATTGCTTGCCATCGAGCTAACAATACTAACGATTGTGCTCCAAACTGAAGAAACGACAGACGATACCGCATTCCATATTCCTGAAGCGATTGCTATCAATCCGTTCCATATGGACGATACAACATTAACGGTTGTGGTTACTATCGTTGTAATAGTCGTTAATATTACGTTCCATATTGCTATTGCCACCCCCACAATACCATTCCATATTGCACTTATAATTCCAGTGAAACCGTTCCAAACAGCCACAATAGCATTAACGATTGTCGTGATTACCGTTACCAACACATTCCATATTGTAGTAAACAAAATGACGTTTGCTTGCCATGCCGCCGATAGGTAAGGCGCTAGAAAGTTCCAAGCAGCTACAATTCCACTGACGATAGCAGTAACTACTGCGACTATTCCGTTCCAAATTGTGCTAAATACAACTACAATTCCTTGCCATAGTGCACCAAGCAGAACACCTAATCCGACCCAAGCCATTTGTATGCCTAATATAACTGTTCGTACGACAATCAGGATTGTATTCCAAATGTCTTGAAATATAGAAACCAAATTAGCTAAAGATGACTGTAAAAACGACACAAAACCAGCCCATAGCGCCTGACCTGTTTTAGTCATTGTAAAGGAATAAACCAGACTGGCTACTAAGGCGACAACGGCGGTGACTACCAATCCTATAGGATTGGCGACTAGGGCTGCGTTAAATAGCATCATTGCAATTCTTGCTGTTTCGATAGCCGACTTAACACTTGTTATGATGGTTACAACGATTGAATAAGCCTTAAAGGCAACCAATAGAGCGCCAGCTGTTACAATGACAGCTTGGATAATATCTCTGACTGCTTGTATTTTCATAGCGGCAGAAATAAAATTAGCCACTGCTGTTATAACAGTTCCTATGATCGTTACAACATTACCAATGAATTGACCAACGTTTACAAATACCTGACCAGCTGTTCCGACACCCCCAAATGATTGTATTGTAGATTTAATAACTGACCATAACGCAGAAACAATTGAAACAACAGCTCCGATTACAGCTGTAACCGCGTTCCAAGCCGATTGTATGGCTCCTGTTGACAAAAATCCAGTGATTAACGAAACCACCGAATCTCTAACTACCCCAATAACGGTTTCTACAGCTGATAAAACAGAACCAACAGACAGCCAAGACGATTTAATTGATCCAGTGTTACTTATAACGGTAATAACAGAAGTAACGATATTACCAAATGCTATAACGATATCCATAAGAGCGCTAAAAACCACAACAACAGTATCTGAAAGTTTATTAAAGTTCATTCCAGTTGTCACCTTAGAAAATGACCTAATGGCATTATCAGCAAAACTTTTGAACCCAGAAACGGCAGTATCGACAAACGACATAACCGTGTTTTTAATAAAATTAAACGCAGGCGCTAGCGCTGTTTTAAACGAGTTAGCTAAGTTTTGAATAGTCTTTCTAAACTGTTCACTAGTGTTATAGGCGTAGACAAAAGCGGCCACTAATGCAGCTATTGCCAATAATGCAAGACCTAGCGGGCTTATAAACAAACCTTTCAACGCTGTCCCCACAGTACTCATAACACTGCCTATTCTAGTTGCAGCAGTTAAAAACGACCCTGTTGCCAGAGTCGCTGCACCTATAATTGGAGACAATCCCAAGAAAGTTCTTATTCCACTTCCTATTGCACTGTTAGATGTAGTAGCCCATTCCAATGTGCTACTCATCATGTCAACAATACTAGAAATAACACCGGCGCTCCCTGCCATTGCGGCGTTTCTTAATGCTTCCCAGTTACCACCAACTTGTTCAATCTTTGACCCCAAGTTTTTCTGCATTTCGTTAGCTTGATTATTAAGAAATGAAGTGGCGGTTGCCGTATCACCAGAAGCAGCTTGCATAGCCTTGCTATAAGCATCCCAACTGGTAGTGGTATTGTCGGTCTTATCTTTGATAGATTTCATCAAAGGCAATATGGCAGCCATACCAGATGAACCAAACATAGTCTTTAATGCAGCCGCCTTGTCAGATGAGGACATACCGTCCATTGAATCTGCTATTTCATTTAATATTTGCGGCAAGGGCTTCATATTACCTTGTGCGTCATTGAAATTAAGACCTAAAGCAGCTGCTTGCTTTGCTGCTTTATCAGATGGAGCTTGCATAAGAAGTAATGCGTGGTTTAAATCCAATGATGCCTGTGCAGCACTGAAACCTTTGTTGGTCAGCAATCCAATAGCTTCAGATGTATCAGTCATGCTGATTCCGGCATTAGATGCAGTACCACCAATAGTTGCCAATGCCTGTTGCATATCCTCGATTGATGCATTAGATAAGTTAGCTGTTTCCGTCAAAATAGCAGCCGCTTGTTGAGGACTTTCCAACGAGTCGCCCCAGATGTTCATTGATTGTTGAACAACGCTAGCGGTTGTCTGCAAATCGGCGCCAGCAGCAGTAGCAGCTTCAGCAATAGCAGGAAATTCTTTCTTTATTGTTTCAAGCGACGCGCCATCTCGAGCCATTGCAACCATAGCGTCTGCGGCATCTTGTGCACTTATGGGTAAAACTGCACCCATGTGGTTAGCGACATCAGCTAACCCTTGAATATCTTTTGAAGTACCACCTGCAATAACAGCCGCTTTGTTCAAGGAAGATTGAAAGTCTCCAAAACTATTGACACTTTTTATTCCAATAGCAGTAACTGCTGCACCGGCAACGGCCATGAATTTACCAACGTTCTCAAGAGATTGTTTTGATTTGCTTTCAAAATCAGACGCAGCTTGAGATGCCTTTCCAAACGTTGAACTCAGATTCTTATCAACCGCAGATAACACGGCTTGCACTGAATAACTTTCCATTTATCGTCCTCCTTTCCTCTTTTGTTTTAATTCTTGAAGCTTTGCGAAACGCTGTTGAATAAGCGCCTCTTCTTCTCGTTTACGTGTCAATTCGGAAGTATAATCACTCTCGAAACTTGCACGTATTTCATCTTCTTGTTCTGCTGTATTGTAGAAATCACTAAACTTTTGATAACGTGGCTTAGGGTGCTTGTCGCTCCCTTTGGTAGCCTGTACAGTTTGGTTATACCAAGCGTGTAAAGCTATATCTTCACGTCTCAAAGCCTGTTTAATAGCGTATGCTTCCATAGCTAATTGATAATCAGGTAACGTCATAGTCTCGATTTCGTACATTTGATACACAGAAAAGCCTAGACGAGTGAGGCTGTTCAATACAATTTCATGATATGTTTGCTCACTAGTTTTGTATTCTCCTGTGTCCTCATCATCTAGGCTTGTGCGTTTTTTAAAGCCACCTTGATTGCGTTAGCTGATGACATTTCTTTAGTCACGTCATCAAACAATTTCTCAAGGTCGCCATCATAGTCATCAATAAAGTTATCGACATCATCTTGTGATGGACGGAATGCTTTGTTAGTTGAAGCAGCAGAATAAATAACATCTGCCAATACGGCTGGGTCTGCTGTGTTAAGTGCTGGGATAGACTTTGTAAGTCCCATACCAAATGAAGCGCCATTCACGTCCAGACCTGCCACCTTATCCAATTCACGAACAAACTTCACACCGAACTTTAGTTCTACTTCTTTATTGTTGATTTTAACTTGCATGATTTCTCCTTTTATCGTCTCACTTCAATCGTCTCTGTCCTTATGTTATTTAATTAATGTCCTAAGGCTGCTACACTTCAGTTGTCGGAGCGCCATTCACGCCACCGTCAGTCTCTTTAACCCAAGCTTTACCGCCATTGGTTTCTTCAAGACCGGTACCTGCAACTTTATCCAAGCCGCGGAATACATAGTCAACGTCACTTGACTGTTGGGCTGTTAGTGCAGTCCAGCCACGCTTTGGTGTGCCGTCAACAGAGAATGTAACATCACGAGTTGAGTTATCATCAGCATCGTTGTCGTTGCTGTCTTCTGATACAGATGTTTGTACATACCATGAGAAATACTTGCCATCTGCACTCTTGCGGTCTTTGTGTACGATCCAAAATTCCATCTTGTCGCCATCTAGCAAACTGTCATAGAATGCGTCAGCAATCGCTGATGTGTTGTTAACGAACTCGATTTCAAGGTCTGTTGAAACACTTGATTGTATATTAACGTTGCCATCTTTTGTCACAGTTGAGTCACTGTCTCGTGATGGGTCAAATGACAATGATGTTTGCCATGGGATAAGGTCGGCTGGCTTTTTTGCAGCGTCACTCAATTTGCGTGCGAACGCTACTGCGTTGACACCTTTTAATGTTGATAATGCCATTAGATAATCTCCTTTAATCTACTGTAAATTCTAGTTGTATGTTAGCGCGCTGATACGTTGTGTTTGGCACTGATGTATCAATAGACATCTGCATGCTTTGCTGGTTTACTTGCCCATAAAACGTGTAGCTGTCTGTTTTAATATATCCAATCGCCAGATTGTAAATGTAATCAGCTATTTCACTAACTTTTTTGCGTTGTTTCTTACTGCCCCATACGTCGATTGTTAAGAACACATGGTCATTGCGTGAATACTTAGTTGTTGCACTGGTTTGTTGTGTGTTACCAATCACAACAATTGGATAATCAACTGGTTCATCTTCAAGAGGTAAATAATCATAGACATTGTAGCCGTCACTCTGTAACAATTCGTAGTAAGTATCGAACAGTATTTTTTGTGGACTAATCATTTGAGTAACTTCTCCAAATCTGACTTAAATACCGTCTTTTGTTTATTGAACACAGGTTTTAGCAATGGTTCAGCAGCCATGAAACGAGTACCCAACTCGGTATATTGGTTATACTCCATACCTAATCCAGTTACACCGCTCATACCGCTATCCTCGAATGAAACACCAATGCTTTTCTTTGTATCGCCGGTTGAATACCCCTTTGTAAATACGCTTGAAGCAATAGACATAGCCTGTTGCTGCATTTGTGTGGTGTTACGTTTGACAACACTCTTGATGTCACCAGCCGATGCACGAGATAACAATGCTTTACTTAACTTATCAACGCCAGTAACAGAAAAACTTATATTACCCATTCATCTCACCTACAATCAACGTGTTGTTCTTCAATGGTTTCCTCGTTGTAATAGGCTTATACTTCTGTGCTAAGCCGTTTACAGTGAGATACGCCCATTTATAGTCAATGTCATTTACAAGCCGTATAACAAGGTTTTTGGTGGTGATGTCGCCGAAGTCCTGCACGCTTGTCTCTGTGCCTGTTTCAGTAACATTGGCTATTGCTTCACCAACTAATTCTGCTCCGCCTACATAGTCACCAACCTTTGGAGCATAGTGTTCTTTGACCTCTGAATAAAATTGAATATTGTCTGGAAATCTCATGTCACCACCTACAAAAACAAAAAACGACCTGAATTATTATCTTTCACGCCGTTTTCATCTTTCCAAGCATCAATATCGTTTGCAAACTCATCAAAATCATTTGCGCTAAATGTAATGCTTTGTCCCTCTTGTGTATACGAACTCATACCCTCGTTTGCAAGGCGATTGTAGCGCTTTACAGACACCTCAAGCGCAATATAGTCTAAGACATCAGGGATAGAGACACCAGCCTTTAAACCTAATTTAAATGACAGTGCTTGCGTTGTGTTTTTGATAATAAGATTGAGAATATCATCACGCTTATTATCTTTGATTTGTAGCATAGTTTTTAAATCGCTAAGTTCCAAATCATCACCTCCTTAATAGCCGCCCTTTGCAGTATTGTTTATTTATTAAGCGACATCATGTGACTATTCTGTCACTGTAACAGCAACTTCTGCAGTGAATGCTCTGCTAGTAGCTGTAATGGTTGCTGAACCAACAGTGACACCAGTGATAGTACCGTCATTTGTTACGGTTGCCACAGCCTTATCGCTTGATGAGAAAGTAGTTGCCGAAACAACGGCATTGGCATCTACTGCGTTAATCGGGTTTGATGCAGCGGTCACTTGCTTAGTTGCACCAACTTTAATTGTTGCTGTCTTTTGACTTAATGTAATACCATTAGCCGATGCTACTCGCTTTTGCAACAACAACCTTTGTTGGGTCGTACAAGTAAGCTGTGTAATGTTCATCGGCAGTCAAAACGGTAGTCTTGTTGATGATGTTGCGTTGGTTTTCCACCTCCGCTGAACGCTTCATAACCAATTTCAAAGCTGGAACGCTTGGGTTTACCTTAATGAAGATAGCTTGTCCTGCTGTAACCTTGTTCGATTCGATGATTTGCACGCCAAGCACTTCAAACTTAGTACGATTTACCAAAGCGTTTTGTGCAACATCTGAACCTGTACCCTCTGCACGTGCTGCCTTGCGCAATGCTGCTGCATCCGCTGGGTTAAACAAACCAACAACTGGTGAATCATCTTGATCACTATTAGTTGCAAATACTGTCAACGCTGCTTGAACACCGTCTGATGTTGCAGCAAATTTAACTGTTTGTGTAGCTGTTAATGCAGCAGCCAAGATGTCATTGTCAACCTTGTTAGCGATTGCCAAGCCTAATTGTTTTGTAGATTCGCCAACAGGGTCACCATATCCAGACAATACTGCTTCATCTGTGATTTCTGTACCTTTGGCAGCTTTCTTGATAGTAACGCTCTTAGTCGTTGTGCCAAGCTTATCCAATGGAATTGCTTCACCTTCTGCAACGTCTTTTGCGTCACCAATGTAAGTGAATGCCGGGAACTTCAATGTGTCACCTGAACGTCCTTGCAGTGTTGTGTCAACACTTGCCAACGGTGTGAATCGCATTGCTTGCTTAAATTCGTATGACACGATTGGTGCTAATACTTCTGGGTTCACCAAATCTGCTAGTTTTGTTAATGTGTTAGACATTTATTTATTCTCCTGTAATCTGTTTAAATTGTTCTGGGTTGCTCTTTGAGAAAGCAACACGTTCTGCTGCGGTCATAGCATTAAATTCCACCTTGCCAATATCACCGCTGATTTTAGTTGCGTCATTCTTTGGTGGGTCTTGACGTAGACGGTCTTTAACACCATCATTGATACCTTGTTGAATCGCTTGTTGTAAGCTGTCAACAACGGTTGAGATTTCATCAGCGTTACCAAGCTTAACCAACGATTCAGCTAAATCAGTAGGCAATTCACATTCTTTCAACAGACTTGATACGTTGACCGTTAATTCACGCTGGTTTAACTCTTTTTCACGTGCTTCAAGGTCTGCAAGGCGTTGTTTTGCCTCTTCTTCCGCCTTTTCTTTGGCTGACATTGTAGCCAACTTCTCGCCCTCTGTCTTACCCTGCTGAATTGCTTCAGCCAACTTTTTTTCAAGGTCAGCCTTTTGTTTTTCCAAGACTTTTGCAGTGTGCTTATCCATCAAACTGTCAAGTTCACTCTGCGTTAATGTCTTAGTCTCTTCGTTTTCCGGTTGATTTTGCTCAACTGGTTGCGTTGATTCGATTGGTTCTGTCATGATAATTTCTCCTTTGTATTAGTCCATACACGTTGATTAGCGCTTATATTGCCCTATGCACGATTAAACCCACACACGACACGCCAACAACCCATACACGCTATGTAACAGCCTTTTAATGTCATGCTTAGGACAAAATAAAAACACCAACTTTCGTCAGTGTTATAAATCAACTTTGATAGCTTTGTTAGAAGCCTTTTTGTAAGTGTCCAAGTAAAGCTCGCCCTTGTCACCGTTGTAAGTCGCTTCGTAGTAAAGACCATTAGCTTGCGGAACATCACTCGAAAACAGTCCTTTGATGTTCTGCAACGTCTTGCATTGCCAGACCATGTAAACTTCTTCTTTTTTGCATCCCAACTGTTCAGCAATTTTTTCTTCAACAAAACTCATAAAACTTTTATCCATTTTTGTATTCTCCTATTCATAATAAGCTGCTAGACTGCAGCGGCAATTTGGGTGTTGAGGGTAATTTGGTTCATGATCTATTTTATAGATACCCTCACCTCGTAAACCACCCTCTGAAGCAGCGACACAATAGCGACACGCACCAGATTCAGCCATCCACTTGACATATTCAATGTCATTTTCACGGTAGCTGTCTTTCTGCGCTTGCCCTATCACTCGTGTAAACTCTGTTCGTGCTAATCTTTCAGTGATATACCTAGCGTTATCTTTGTATTGACCGTTTAACAAACTTCGCAAACGTCTTGCAATCACATTAGAGTTCTGTCCTTGAATGATATTGTTAGTCAGCAACACGTCTAATTCAGCTTTTAAACTATCGGTGTTCTGCCATATTCTTTGACTAAAGTTAGCACCATCAACTTGTGCAGCTACTATCTTAAATAGCTTAGTGTGTGACATTGGTACGACTGTTGAAGCTAGAATACCAGCCTGTCTTGCCTTTTCAGCTACATACTTGTCTGATAATTCTTGTTGTAAGTCAACATCAGTATCAACACCAGCCTTAACCAGTGATAGTGCAACTTGCGATTTGAGATATTCCAGTCTATTGATGCGCATTGTAGCGTTATAGACTTTCATTCGCCTATTCATTTCGGCTGTAAAGTCTGTTTTAGCGGCATTTCTACCTAGCTTATCACGCAATTTGTTAGCGTATGCCACTAACTCTTTGGCTTCACGTTCATAAGCTTCAATATCAGCAGTTTCAACAATATTACGCTCAAAGCCACGCAATTCAAGTCTTGCATATTCGGCTGCAATCTTACGTGTAATATCATCAATAGCTAAATCATACCGTCTGACAATATCATTAGTGTTGGTCGCCTTGTTCATGTAAGCTTGCTCTTGTTTGAGACGGGTTTCCCAATATTTATTAGTTTGTTTCGGTCTCTGTGCCATTTGCGTCATCTGCCTTTTCTGAATCTACTTGCACACCATAAACTATCTCTAGCTTGTTGTACCTGTGTAGCCTGCTCTTGTGCTAACAAATCAGTAATTTCACTAGGGTCCGTCACGTTTGGTAGGAACTGATACAGATACTCTTGTGGCACTCTAGCGCCTGCACTAACCACTTGTGCAATGGTTGCAACGTCATCAACCGGCATGTTATCTGTAAACACAAAGCTAATCTCATTAGGATCTACGCTCATGCCACTTGCTGACAGATTTTCTAGTGCTTTGATGATGTTATAGCGTTGATACAAACCGACTTCAAAAGCCTTGCGTTTGGTACTTGCTAATTC